ACAAACCGAAATACGCAGCTGCAGCGTTATCCATTCAACAGCCGAAAAAGCAAGACACCATCCATGCTGAACTGCTATTAGCTGAAACGGCGGCGAGAATGCTGAATATCAGCTCATCCGGAAAGCTTGGGATGCTGAAAACAATCCAGTCTATTCATGGATTGCCGAATATCCTTCCTTCATATGCCATTGATGCACCATCTGATGCAGTAGACGGATCATCAAGACCAACATTCTCAGCAACTGAACTGTTAAGACGATTTGAAGTAAGCATTAGTGCAAAAGCATTTAACATGCTGCTTGAGAACAATGGTCTCATTAAGCGTGCAACTCGACCAAGCACCAAGGCACCAGAGAAGCAGAAAGAGTTCTGGGTAATCACTGGTAAAGGTCTGATGTATGGGAAAAACGTTGTTGATCATCGTTGCCCGAGAGAAACGCAGCCGCACTGGTTTGAATCACGATTCAATGAACTACTGAAAACAGTTGGTTTATCCGGGAAGGCTGCTGCGTAATGAAGGCTATTCTGGCGACCCCAGTCGAAGTAAAAGAACTTGGGCTGATCATGTTTAAGCTTGGTCAGCTAACTGATGCTGCAAACGCAATGGCTGCTGGTGGACGGATGTTGTTATCTGAAGCGCCAGCTGTTCTGAATGCGCATCAGTCTGGGGTCGTAACCATTCCTGAGGTAAGCAAACAATCAGTTTTAGTCGGTAATGAATCACTGTATCCACTATGGGATGCAATTCAATCAGAAAACCCATTATTCAATAACGCTATCAAAGCGAATGTTGAGCTGATACAGCATTGTCAGTGCAAGGATGATCATTGCCATAAAGAACGAATCACCAGGCATGTAAACAATAGCTTTGTGAAGTTGTGCTGGGCGCATGATAACGAACTCAATAATGAAGCGTTGATAGATGTCGCAAGACTTAACCAGTCATCGTTCTGGGCTGGAACTATCGCCTCAGATATGGGATTACCAGTCTCACATCCAGTTTCTATTCCTGAACTGTGCTGGTGGCTGACCGTAAATAAGTGGATAACCAAGCTGCCAGATCCGGTTATGCGTGATGTTCTTGGCAGGCCTGAGTCATCATTCAAAAAGACTGCTCTTGGATATAAGAGCACAGATGATCTTTATCTTCCTCGCCCATCAGAACAAATCGAAGTTTTATCCAAGCCCGTCGTCAATTTTCTTGTTGATGATGAACCGCCAGCCCGATTCATGCTGCGACCAAAACCTATTTGCTGGAAAAGCGATAGCTATCTTCGTTATGTCAAATCACTGCCATGTGTTTGCTGTGGTCAGCAGGCTGATGATCCACACCATGTAATTGGCCACGGACAAGGGAAGATGGGCGGGAAAGCACATGACTTGCTGACAATGCCTGTTTGCCGGAAACACCATGACCAAATTCACCGAAATGTTGAAGCATGGGAACGAGAGCACGGAAGCCAGATAAGCCACGTTCTGAGAACTATCGACAGAGCACTAAAAGAAGGGGCACTGGTATGAAAAACAATGAAACTGTTGATGATTGGGTACGGTATTTTCGCCTAGCTAAAACAACGAAAACACTCCACATCATGAGCGAACGTTGCGCTGAAAAGGCTCCAGACATGAAAGTGTCCATTACTGTCGCAGCCAATCATCGGGAATCTGAAATTATGGCCGGGAGGCTATTGGAGATCAATCGATGATACGGGCCACCAGCAGTGTCCGGCCATCAGTAAAGGCCAGGGAGCGACATATACTAGGGAAGATGAACAAACTTGAACAAGCCTATGAGCAGAGACTGAAAACCAGACTGCTTACTGGTGAAATTGTTGATTACAAGTTTGAACCCATGAAGCTGAAGCTGGCTGATAACACCACATACACACCAGATTTCCTTGTAATCACCAGTGATGGCGAGATGCAGCTGCATGAGGTGAAAGGGTATTGGGAAGATGATGCCAGGGTAAAAATAAAAGTAGCCGCTGCAATATTCTGGATGTTCCGGTTTGTAGCCGTTCAGCGTGAAAAAGTCGTCTGGAAATATGAAGAGTTTAAGGGGTGAAGCATGCGCTTAGAATATGCACTTACTGTAAACGATCCACGCAGTGTCATGGTGTCCGTAATTCAGGCGAAAAGCACCGGCCGTTCACATTTAAGTAAGGTTGATGTTATGACTGTTTTGGGGATATGCCAGGCGCGTAAAGGCCTTGGTTTGTCGTTGATGTATGCCAAATACACAAAAGATAAGGTTGAAACAGCCTCAGCATTAAAAGAACTGCAACCAGTGGCAACATCATTATGGGTAACCGGTGATGCATCAAGGGGATTGAAGGGTAATGGCTCGCTGGTGGATAAACGCCATGCGCTAGCTATCCGGTGTCTGGCTGCCTTGGCATTGGAAGATTACTGCAGAACGGTAGATACCGCAGGGGCCATGTGTCGCTGCAAAGGTCGCGGGAGAGTGGTTGATCCAGTAAGCAGAGAATTTCCTGATGAACCAGGCATCAAAACATGCCCTCGCTGTCATGGGCTTGGTGTTACGCCATTCCCTGCAAGCCGGGTGTACCGAACTGTAAATAAATTGATACCCGAACTACCTCAGAGCACATTCTATGCAAAATGGAAATTGATCTATGACCTGCTGGTGGAGCGGTGCTATCAGGAAGAGAGTACGGTAGAGCAGGAATATAAATTACTGGCTAATAATTATTGAAAAGGAAGCCTGTTGCCAGACTTCCTTTGATACAACAACTTATTTTGTTAGTGAGATTTAGAGCCAGAACAATCACATAATGGAATTGGAAAGACTTTCCCGTTTTTTGGGAAAACAACCTTTCCTGCTTTATGGATGTAAGGTCTGAAGATTAGTTCGCAAGACGAACCACATTTAGGGCAAATACCAATAGCCATGATAGGGTCTCCCATAAGGCTTTCTGCAGAGCTGTAAACCCATACAGCCTTGCAAATATAAAGGAGAGCCGCTATTCTTTGGTTGCGAATCATTGAGCAGCGGCTGGGTTATCCCCGTTGTTCGTAAAAGCCCTTTTTTGCAGAAAGGGCTTTTACATATAAAAATCAAAAGATAATTGCTCCACGTTATAACCTAATTCCCTCAGTACATATTCTGAAAACATATCCGCCTGCCATTCAGAATCCTCTTCCATTACTGGATTAGTAAGAGAAAAATGTAAAAGTGGTTTGTGCATTAATAATAAGTGCCCAAGTTCATGAAACATTACAGAAAGAGCTGTTTTTTCTCCCTTGCATGCCAATTCATAAATTTTGTTTGGAACACTTAATTGTTGACTCACTAGGATCGCAGTGTCCGATAGTGAGATTATAAGTGGCCATTTGCCACTCATCATCGTTCATTACGTTTAGTGTTATACCGAAAGCAGACAACAACTCAAACGCAGGATCAAATCGGCGAGTTCTCTTTGTCAGAGAGAACGCCTTACAAAAATGTTTTGCATTACTATGTATGTCCATAGCGAGACGATGAGTCACGCGTGCGCCTCTTACCTGATAATGATCGGGATCTGTCATTTGTCACCTTTTTGAGGGTTAATCTGCTCAAGCAATTGAGCGAAGCTTGATAGTTGTTCTTTTGTCCATGGAGACTTTGCAAATCCAGCAACCAGCATTTTTTGCTGTGGCGACAATCCGTCAAGTTCAACAACATTGTTCGAGATAGCCGCTAGTTCGGATAAGTTTTCTATTGGGTGATCTTTATCCGCAAAAAACTTGGTTATTCTTTCTATCCATTCTTTAGATACTTTTTTGTTTCCGGTTTCGAGGCCGCTCAAAAAAGATGATGAGACTCCAAGCTGTTCAGCCATAGAGAGCAATGTGTCTCCAGTTTGGATTCTCGCCATGCGAACGGCTTTGCCGAACTCAGTGAGTGCCATAGTTATATTCCCTGTTGATTCAATAGACCCAATACTATAATCACATGAAAGGATAACAATGTAAACAAAAATGGTTAACATTATCCATGTAATCGTAAAAAAGGATCACTAAAACAGGAGGCTACTCCTCATGATTTGAAGTTGCAATACCGATTAGTTCTATATGTTGTGGTTTTTGTTGTAAATTGCTCACAATTTGTTGTGGTTCTGCTGTTTTTTGATAAAAATGCCACCAATCAAGAATTAACTGATTATTTTTACATGCTGGATATTTACACAGTTGGAAAGTTTGGCTAATATCAGCACTAATGATGCAGAATTGTATCTCCCTCATATCAAGGCCCTGACGTAACTGTCGGGGCTTTTTCGTTTCTGTCCCCCTGCGGGGTAAAGGTCATGAAGATGCCAGACAAAACCCCCGGCCTTCTGGCCATGTTCATTGAATGGGCAACACTCCACCAGCCTGCCATCTATGGATTTGCTTTATCACTGGTAACTGCATGGCTTCGAGTCATGAGCTCTGGCGGCACTAAACGTCAACGGGCAATCGAAGCAGCAATGTGTGGAGCATTAAGTCTCTCTCTCATGAGTGCTATGGAGTGGTTTGGTGTTCCGACATCAGCGTCAGGGTTTATCGGTGGGAGTGTCGGTTTTCTTGGTGTCGAAAAGATAAAAGAAATCGCAAACATCGTTCTATCAAAAAAGGTTGGAAGCAATGGCGACAATCAATGAATCAAGAAATGTCAGAGCATTCTTAGACATGCTGGCATTTAGTGAAGGAACGAAAGGGAAAGGAGACGATGGCTATAACAAAGTAGTTGATGGGTTAGATAGCCCTGAATACTTCTCTGATTATGCTAAACACCCAAACATTCTTGTCACTGTAAACAGCAAAGGATTGAAATCTACAGCAGCGGGAAGATATCAGTTCCTTTATCGATACTGGGACCACTACAAAGCTGAATTATCTCTGCCTGATTTCGGGCCATTATCTCAGGATAAGTGGGCGCTGAATCTGATCCGTGAGCGCGGCGCGTTCGGTGACATCGTCCGTGGTGATATTGAGAAGGCAATCAGTAAGTGCCGTTCTGTATGGGCATCACTGCCAGGGGCTGGATATGGACAGCCTGAACACTCAGTTGATCTGCTGATTGCTAAGTACATTACGTTTGGTGGAAAGCTAAATGCTAATTGAATCAGTGAAGCGATGGACAATCATTGCATTTCTTATCGTTATCTCTTTGCTGGTATTGGTAGTCATGGCCATGCGTGTGGATGTGTATGCACTGCAGGGCAAGACATCATTACTTGAGCAGACTAACCAGACCCTGATGGAAGTAGCAAAGCACAATGCTGATCAGGTACGAGCAATGATTGCAGATGCTAAGGCTAATGATGAGCTGAGTAACACTAAGCAGCAGGCTAAGGCAGCAGTAATGGAACAGACCAGGAGTAATACCTATGTTGTGCACCAAGCACTATCAACTGAGTCATGTGCTACTGTTCGCTTGCCTGATAGTACTATCAGCCTGCTCAGGGCATCAGGTGGTAACCAGGACAGAGGTGCATTACCTAACACCACCCGCATCCCTGATACCTGAATGCCATGAACCCGCATTCTTAGGTAGTACATATGGTGATGCAGTAGAGCATGCTGTTCAGCTGCAAGGTGCATTCCGTGAATGTCACATCGAGATTGATACATTGAATCAATGGGTTAAACAACATCAATCAAATGATATCAGTTCTCAATCCAAGCATTTGCAAGGTACTCCCAAGGGGTAGCCCCATTACGGGTGCGCGGACACGCGGTCATTCGCTACATATGACGCGCAAAAAATGGCATTTCCTTCCTTCCCATCTCCACGGTGTTGTTCATGCCAAAGCTGGTGAATAAATCAGAGCTGTCTGAACTGATCAGCAAAGACGTCAGAACCCTGACGAACTGGCAGAAACAGGGGATGCCGATAGCAGTTGAGGGCGGGAGAGGAAAAGAAAATCTCTATGATGTAGCGGTGATCATGGAGTGGTACTCAGATAGGAAATGTGAACCTCTGAATTTACGCATTCAGGAGCTTTCAGGATCCGAATCTACTGAGTACGTCGAAGGAACGATTGAATATGAAACGCATCGCCTGACCAAGGCCAGAGCGGATGCGCAAAATCTGTCAAACCAGAAAGCCATGAAAGAGGTAGTTGAAACGGAGTTCGCTACTTTTACCTTGTCACGTATAGCCGCTCAGATAGGCAGTATTCTCGATACTGTCCCGCTTAATATGCGGCGCAAGTTCCCTGAGTTGGAGACAAAACACATCGAGCACCTCAAGCGGGAAATCGTCAAAGCCCAGAATATTGCTGCTGGTCTCGATGAGATGATCCCGGAGTTGTTAGATGAGTACCTTGCCAATACAAGCTGATTATTATCGGTCAGCAGTAACAGCAGGGCTTCGTGCTTTATTCAGACCTCGACCAATGACGCCTGTCGAGTGGATGAATGAAAACTACTATCTCCC